CAATGCAGCGACCTCGAGTTCTGCGCACTGGTAGAGCATGAGCTTTACCACATCGCACAGGCCACGGATGATTTCGGCGCGCCGAAGTTCAACAAAGAGACCGGGCAGCCAGTGCTTACACTGCGCGGCCACGACGTCGAAGAATTCACTGGTGTCGTACGTCGATACGGTGCCAGCAAAGAAGTACAGGAGCTCGTTGATGCTGCCAATGCGCCAGCAGAAGTGGCTCATATCGATATAGCCAGGTCATGCGGGACGTGCATGCTCAAGCTGGCCTAACAATATGACTGATTATGACAGGCAGGTAACTAATGGCGACACTGAAAGGTGAGGTCAAAGCCTTCATCGTTCAGTCCCTTGCCTGCTTCGATACCCCATCACAGGTGGTTGAGCTGGTCAAAAAAGAATTTGGCCTGAGCATCACTCGGCAGCAGGTCGAATCCCACGACCCGACGAAAGCAAACGGCAGGGGGCTGGCGCAGAAGTGGGTTGAGTTATTCCACGAAACCCGTAAGCGCTTCCAGACCGAAATAAGCGACATTCCGATCGCCAACAAAGCATATCGTCTCCGTGCACTTGACCGGATGATGACCCGCGCCGAGGGAATGAAAAACATGGCGTTGGCTGCCTCATTGATGGAGCAGGCCGCCAAAGAGTGCGGGGATGCGTACACGAATAAACAGAAGGTTGAACACTCAGGCGGCCTTGCCGTGAGCTCAGTTGCATCTGTCATGGACGAGATAGGAGATGAAGACCTGTAAGGAGTGACTGTGTTAACTGAAAAGCAGAAAGCGCTCCTGAAAAATAGGTTATGGCGTCTCAACCACCTGTACAAAATCAAAGATAAAAACGGCAAGTGTGTGACGTTTAAGATGACTCCGGAGCAACTGGAGTATTTCGACGGCATGCACGACCGCAACGTAATACTTAAAGCGCGCCAGCTCGGTTTTACCACAGAGGTGTGCATCATCCAGCTAGATCTGGCGATCTTCCACAAAAAAGAATGCGCCCTGATCGCTCACTCTCTCCCGGATGCAGAAAGGCTATTCCGAAACAAAACGCAGTTTGCCTATCAGCGAATGCCTGACGATATCAAGCTGGCCAACCCTCTCGTCAAAGAGACGACCAGCGAGTACGTCTTCGCGAAAGGCGGTAGTGTAACGGTGTCAACATCCTTCCGTGGCGGCACGCTATACAGCCTGCACGTATCAGAGTTCGGGAAGATATGCGCCAAGTATCCAGAGAAGGCCAAGGAGATTGTTACAGGTGCCTTCGAAGCTGTGCCACTTGGTGGCGTAATTACGCTTGAGAGTACTGCTGAGGGGCGTGCTGGGTATTTCTATGACTACTGCACTGAGGCTGAGAAGGCCATGCTGCAGGGTAAGGAACTATCCAACCTCGATTGGAAGTTTTTCTTCTTCTCCTGGTGGAAGAATCCGCAGTACGCAATCGACCCGGTGGAATCACTGCCAGTACGCCTGCTTGAGTACTTCGCTGAAATGGAGTCGAAGCACGGCGTAGTGGTCAATGAGCGCCAGAAAGCCTGGTACTACGCTAAAGAGAAAACGCTCGGCGACGACATGAAGCGCGAATACCCGACCATTCCGGCCGAGGCGTTCCAGCAATCTGTCGAGGGCGCGTATTACGCCAAACAGTTCCGCTGGCTCTACACCAACAAGCGGATCGGCCAAATCCCTGATAACTCACACCTGCCGGTCCACACGTTCTGGGATATCGGTGTGGGCGACTCAACGGCGATCTGGTTCGTTCGCGAGGTAGGCAATGAGTTCCACATCATCGACTACTACGAAAACTCCGGTGAGGGCCTGAGGCACTACATGAAGGTGCTGAAAGACCGCGGCTATGAGTACGGCGAGCACTGGGGCCCGCACGACATTGAGAACCGTGAATTCGGCGCTGATGCCAAATCGCGTAAAGAACTCGCGCAGGAAGGCTATGAAATCGACGGCCAGGTTTACTCGATGACGTTCAATGTTGTTCCGAAAACGGGTGTCGATACCGGCATTGAATCTGTGCGTGAAATTCTCCCGTCCTGCGTCTTCGATGAGGAGAAATGTGCCGAGGGCATATCTCACCTCGAAGGATACCGCAAGGAGTGGGACGACAAGCGCGGTTGTTGGAAAGACAAACCGCTTCATGACTTCACATCACACGGTGCTGACAGCTTCCGTTACTTTGCAGTAGCGAAGAACAACCACAAGCAGGTCGGCGCAGTATTCTTCTAAGGAGCTCATCAGTGAGTGAACAACAAGGCGAGGTTTCATTCCTCGTTAATGCCCTTGCTGATGCTATCGGGCGGCAGCGCATGCTGTACGCAGGCCAGCCGGGAAACACCAAACGCACGAAGTTGTGGGATGAGTTCGGCTATCCAAACAGTCTCGAGTTCGACCGCTACTACCGGGCCTATGAGCGCAACGCGGTGGCGTTTGCCGCAGTTCATAAGCTTCTCGATTCGTGCTGGGTTGATAACCCGACGATCATCGACGGCGACGACGGAAAGGAGTCAACCGAGACAACGGACTGGGAGAAGTCAGCCACTAAGCTGCTGAAGAAGCACTGGCCGAAAATTAAGGATGCGGATCGCCGTAACCTGGTTGGCCGGTACTCGGCATTACTCATTCAGTTCCGGGACGGAAGAGAGTGGAGTGAGCCAGTAGACAGGTCGGTGGTGGCGCGACTGAAAGGCAGGGCCATTGTTAAGCTGATCCCCGCGTGGGAGTCGCAGATCAAGCCGGGCAACTTCGACACCGACACGCTTTCAGAAACGTACGGCCAGCCTGTTTCGTATAGCTTCAATGAGCAGCCAGTCGGTGATGATGGCACCTATGGCCCGGTGCGCGGCGTTACCGTACACCCCGAGCGAATCATCATCCTCTGCGAAGGCTCAGAAGACGAGAACATGCTCTCTGGCGTGCCATTCCTGCGCGCGGGCTACAACAAACTGCTCGACCTTGAAAAGGTATCTGGCGGTAGTGCCGAGGGGTTCCTGAAGAATGCCAGTCGCCAGCTCGGGATTGCGTTCGACAAAGAAACCAACATTGCGAACCTGTCAAAGCAAGCCACAGAATCTGGCTACAAAGACCTGGGCGAGGCGCTTAACGACAAAGTCGCCAAGATGAACCGTGGCACTGATGCGGCCCTGGTAATGCAGGCCGGTACGCCTTCGGTACTCTCCGTTGCAGCTGCAGATCCATCTCCTACATGGACAGTAGCCGCCAACGAGTTTGCATCTTCGATTCAATGCCCGTTCACTATTCTGTTCGGTCAGCAGACCGGGCGACTTGCCTCCGATGAGGACAAGACAGACTGGGCGAAGCGCTGCAACGGTCGCCGCTGGGGATTCCAGTCGATGGTCGTCGAGAGCGTCCTTGAGCGCTTCTGGACGGTTGGTGTCATTGACCCGCCATCATCCGGAGAGGTCACGCTGGCATGGTCTGATCTGCTCGCGCCGAGCGAAAAAGAGAAGATTGCCAACATGCAGGCAATGGCCGTCGTGGCGAAAGACACACAGCAGGCATACGGCACTCCGGCGGTGGATGAAAACGAAATCCGCGCAGTCGGTGAGCTGGAGCCTCGCAAGGTCGTGTCGCCACCTAACCCTGATGTAAAGCAAACCGATAAGGATCCGCTGACAGATGATGATGACAGCGCAAACCAGAATCGGGACGCCAATCGTACCTCGCAATAAAGCTGACCCGACGCAATCATCGCGGCAGGTCAGTCGGATGTTCAACGTTATCGAAGATCGGTATCTGAACATTAAGCGCAGGCTGAAAGCACTCTTTGACCAAAGGCTGACAGGACAGCAGCGAGAGGCGAACGCACGGCGGTCATGGATGATGTGCAACAACGAAGGTGCAGAGCCTTCGCTGTATCAGGTCAATGCCGGTAAGTTCATCTATGACATGACAGCTGCTGAACTGGCCGACCTGCTGCAGGTTGTGCAGTCGATTCTGGAAGATGAGCTTCTTGATGGTGGTAGTCAGAACCTCTGGGCAATGGATTACGTCATTGCGGAGTATGATCGCGGCACGCTAAGCGCCTTCACCAACCTGTCGGTGCAATCGCAGGTTTACGCCAGCCAGACGACGTTACAGCAGCTTTTAAGCAGCCCCGGTTATCTTAATCAGATATCGGCGGCCAGGCTGACAACGTTCAGTGACTGGAAGGTCATCAGCGACACCGCCAGAGGAGATCTGACCAACATCATCACTGATGCGGTAGCGCGCGGGGTGAATCCTCGCGAGACGGCCAG